GGCTTCAAAACAAGTGCCTGCGTATTTGATGAGCTGCATGCCCAGCCAAACCGCGACCTGTGGGATGTAATGACCTTTGAAGCCGGCGCGGCCAGAAGGCAGCCTATCTGGTGGGTGATCACTACGGCAGGTGATGATCCTGACCGTGTGTCTATTGGCTGGGAAATCCACGAGTATGCCACAAAGATTGCAAATGGTGAGATCGTTGATCCGACCTGGTACGTGGTTATTTATAACTACGACGGGGACGATATATACAACGAAGACAACTGGTATGAAGCCAATCCTTCACTGGGCAAAGCAAAATCACTTAAGAGCATGCGTGAAGCAGCTGCAACGGCTAAAAACATGCCGGCAAACGAACGGCTGTTCAGATGGTTGGATCTGAATCAATGGATCACCAGCAAGCTGACAACCTGGTTGCCTCTCGAACTGTTTGATTCAACCGTGGGTGATTGGGACGAATCTGATCAAGAGGGCAAAGACTGCTATCTTGGACTTGACCTTTCGACCACCACAGACCTTTCTGCGATCTCTCCGGTGTTTCCACCCCAGGGCGACCAGCTCGAGTGGAGAGTTCTATGGGACGCATGGATCCCGAAAGAGAACATGCTCGAGCGTATCAACCGCGACCGAGTTGCTTATGACAAATGGGCTGAAGGTGGTTGGATCACTCCCACTGAAGGGAATGTGATCGATTACATGGCTATTCGAGAAAGGATCCTTGAGCTATCTAAGAAATACAAGGTCGTTGAGATCGTTGCTGACCCTGCTTTTGCAACTATGCTGCTGCAGGAGCTGCAGGCTGAAGGATTGAATGTAGTCACAGTACCACAAACATTTGTAAACCTTACAGATCCCATGAATCTGGTGGAGACGCTTTTGAAGAGTGGTAAGATGTCACATCTTGCGGATCCAGTGGCTAGATGGGCATTTGGCAACACATCGATTGCAAAGAATGGCGCCGGCCTGATCAAGTTCGTGAAAGAGACCAGGGGAAAGAGCGTGATACGCACAAAACGTATTGACCCGATGGCTGCCATGATCACTGCTATGTGCAGAGCGAGATTCTATAAGGGCAGCGTTGATCTTTCAGCTGCAATTTTGAACGAAGAGTGGGGTATGTGATGAAAAAATTGGATATTGCTTGCGGACATCATAAAGACCTTGGCTATATCGGTATTGATATTCAAAAACTGCCAGGCATTGACATCGTACACGATATCAATATACATCCCTGGCCGATCGAAGAAAACAGCATCGATGAAGCTAAAGCGTGGCACATCATTGAGCATATTCCTCCAGTATGCGTGACAGAAAAGGGGACGCGGTTCCCGTTTATTGAGTTCATGAATGAGTGTTGGAGAGTGCTGAAGGTCGGCGGGAGAATCGACATCGAGACACCATACGGTTCTTCAGATGGATTTGTGCATGACCCAACCCACTGTAACCAGGTGGATGAGATTACGTTTGAAAATTTCGATCCTGACTGTAGACGCTACATTCTTTACAAGCCAAAACCCTGGAAGATCGTTTCACTGAAGTGGACGCGGGACGGAAACGTCAACGTTGTACTTGAAAAGAGGTCCGAGAATGGTTAATATGTCGGATCTTAGGAATAAATATGCAGGGCGACCAGCTGCTGTTTTGGGCGGAGGTCCAAGTCTTCCGGATGACATGAAAAAACTTCCTGAAGATTGCATCCTGATTGCGGTGAACTACCATGCGCTGGAGATATGCAACCCACATTACATGGTCTATAACGATGATCCGTTTGCGGATCCGATTCTGTTTGAGGGAGTTAAGCGGTTTGGTGGAGTAAAAGTGAGCCCTGATCCTACATCGGACGTACTGTTTGATGTAAAAGTTTGGACTGGTTTTTACAGCTCGAACACAGCGGCATGGTTTGCGCTGTGGCTTGGATGCAATCCGGTTATTTTGTGCGGCATGGATATGTACCAGGGCGATCAGGTTTATTTTCATCCCACAACGAAAGAGTGCCCATGCTTTCATTATCCGTTGGACCACCACATGCGTCCCTGGATTGAAGAGTGTAAGAACAGCTGTCCTGACCATGAAAGACTGCGGGTTATGTCTGGTCCGTTGAAGGCTTTATTTCCGCTCTATCAAGGAGTGAGCGCATGATCAAAAAGTATGCAGAAGAACTTCTCTTAATTTGTGGATGTGCTCTTATTTTATTTGGGCTGAGCATGTGGAATCTTACGATAACCCTGGTGACAGGCGGATGTATGTTGATCGGGGCTGCGTTCCTGATCGGGAAGGTAAGAACAAAATGATTATAAGCAAACTTCTCAGTAAAAACACCTCGATAAAAGAGGATCAACAAGCAAATCCATCAGTTGACTATGCACCGACATTCGGTTACAGAACTGAGACGGGCGAGTATGTCAGCGTGACGAAATCAAAATCGATCGCTACAGCATTCAGAGCGAAGAACATCATTTCTGATGATGTGGCAAAGATGCCATTTCAGATGCTGCGAAAAGTTGGTAGATCTATAGAGCAGGTTCAGCCCGATCCTATCACCAGAAATATGGCCTATTTGCTACAGGTAAGCCCAAATGTATGGGGTTGGACGCCATTCCAGTTTAAGAAAGCCTCCATTGAGTGGCTGCTATTTTATGGTAATAACTACATCTGGAGCCCAACAGTTGGACCGCGGCAGCTGCTAATTCTGCCTGCCAATAAAACCTATCCTGTTTTTGACATGGACGGGAATCTCTGGTACCGGCATGTGTTTTCAAATAATGTTGCATCTTACATCCCAGCAGTTGAGATCTTGCACCAGATCATCAATCCTGACGAAACAGGATTTATTGGCCGCGGCGTGATCACGTATGCCAGGGAGACATTTGGCAAGCAATTATCGGCTTATAAAGCCCAATCAAAATTCTACAGCCAGGGTATGCTGCCGGCAGCTTATATGCAAGTTGGTGGCGAGCTGAGCAATGAAGCACGAAAGCGCATGCGAGACGCGTACGAGGAGAGCTTGAGCGGTGCAGAAAATGCGTATCGACTTGCAATTTTTGACAGCAAGATCACAAAGTTTGAGCCGATCAATATTCAGCTGAAGGATGCGCAATTCTTGGAATCCATCGATGCGACAGATCGAGACATCTGTAATTTCTTTGGACTGCCTGAGCACATGTTGAACCGCGGGAAGGAGTCTTATGCCAGTAATGAGCAGAAGTATATCGAATACCTGCAGGGGACGCTGGACGCTTATCTGGTGCCGTGGGAAGAAGCAGCGCGCATCAGATGGTTATCCAGTGAAGAACAGGTAAACACCTATTTCAAATTTGTGCGCGAGAGTTTACTGAGAATGGACAGTAAGGCCAGAGCGGATTCAATGGCAGTACGGATCCAGAATGGCATGATGACTCCAAACGAGGCGCGTGAAAAGGACGATATGAGCGCATACCCGTCTGGAGACCAATATTACATGGCAGGTAATATCCTGCCGATTGCAGGAGGCAATAATGAATCAACCGATTAGATGTTTCGAGGGTGAAGCGAAGCCGCATGAACCGTTTTGGACAGTAAAAAACGCAGCTGAAGGTGCTGAACCTGAAATTGAGCTGTATGGTTATATCTCTGAATATTCCTGGTATGAAGATGATATCACCCCCAAGAAGTTCAAGGATGACCTGTATAACGCAGGGGCTGGTGGTCCAATTACGATCAGACTCAACAGTTATGGTGGGGATGTGGTTGCTGCCAGCTTAATGAGTGCAATCATACGCGACTACCCAGGGAAAGTGACCGTTCAAATAGACGGTGTGGCGGCCAGCGCGGCCACCGTGGTGGCTATAGCAGGCGACCTGGTGAGGATCCAGAATACAGGCTATTTTATGGTGCATGACCCATCCGTAGTTTTCTTTCTGGCACAGCTCAATATCGAAGAACTGACCAGACTTGCAAACAGTTTGAGTGCGGTAAAAGAGGGCATCGTCAATGCTTACGAAGTAAAGACCGGACTCTCAAGAACGAGGTTGGCAAAGCTAATGACCGATGAAACCTGGATGGATGCAAAAAAGGCGCTTGATCTTGGCTTTGTGGACGAAGTGCTGCCATCCCTCTCAAAAAGCCTGGAACTGCCCAAAAACACTGCCATATTGAACGCAGTGCAGAATTATACGAATGTTCCGTCTCAGATACTTGAGGCGATACAGGACCAAGAAGTCGAAACTCCTGAGGACGCATCCGGCGAGCCGCTCTTCACGGAGGAAGATGAACGCGAGGCGCAAACGCTACGCGAACGAGTAACCCAAATTTTGAATAAGGAGATTTAAATATGCTTGACTTGAAACCCTATTTTGATGCTGTCAACGCAGCTGATGCGGAAGTTCAGAAGATCGCAGCTAAGATCGATGAACACTTTCGTGATGGGACTGAAGAAAGTAAGCTAGAAGCGCTTGCTCTGCGCCCCGCGCTGGACGAAGCACAGGACAAACACGCTGAGGCTGTTGCATTGTATGAGTCGATGCAGAAAGCAAACCGACCCAATGATGTAGCGAAGAACTTCATTCCAGTATCAGAAGCTGCAACTGAAGCCGTCGATAACCAACCGACGGAAATTAAACGAGCGGACTATGACAGGATGAGCCTGCAGGACCGCGCAAAATTCATCCGCTCTGGCGGAACAATCACGGACTAAGGAGGTCCTAACATGGCTAATACCCTAACCAATCTTATACCCACAATTTTCGCCGCAAAGGACATTGTTTTGCGCGAACTCACCGGCTTCATTCCGTCAGTTATGCTCGACGCGAACGGTGAGGCTGTTGCTAAAGGCCAGACCATTCGCTGGCCAGTTGTTGCAGCTGAATCTGCAACCGACATTGCACCCGCTGCAACCGGTCCAGATCCTGCCGACACCACAGTCAGTAGCGATACCATGTCGATCAGCAAATCCAAATCATCCACCTTCTATTGGACGGGTGAGGATCAGCGCGGACTTGGTGATCTCTACAACGTCATCCTGAGAAATCAATTTGCCCAGGCAATGCGCGTTCTGGTGAACGAGGTCGAATCTGACCTGGCTGCCCTGTATAAATACGCAAAGTCAGCGTACGGTACTGCAGGTACTGCCCCATTTGCGTCAGATCTGAGCGCAGCTGCGCAGGTTCGCAAACTGCTTGCTGACCGCGGTGCACCTATGAGCGATCTGCAGATGGTGATCAATACCTCCGCCGGCGCTAATCTGCGCACACTTGGCCAACTGACAAAGGTCAATGAAGCGGGCGTTGATCAACTTTTGCGCCGCGGTGTCTTGCTTGACCTGACCGGTTTTGCCATCCGCGAAAGTGCCCAGGTTGCCAATCACACAACCGCCGCAGCTGGTTACCTTGTTGACCTGACCGCCGGCTATGCCGCTGCCACTGAGACATTCCATGTCGATACCGGTACCGGCGCCATTGTAGTTGGCGACGTTCTGGCTAACACCAAGACCGCCCGTGACACCAACAAATACGTTGTTGAAACCGGTGCGACTGGCGACGGCGATCATGATGTCGTTATTCACGACCCTGGCATCAAAGTTGCCTGGGTGAACAATGACCCGTTGACCTTCTACAGCTACGCTGCGAACCTTGCGTTTGCGCGCGAAGCTATCGCCTGTATGCTGCGCGTTCCTGCAATGCCAGAAGGCGGCGACGCTGCTGACGACGTAACCATCGTAACCGATGAACAAACCGGCATTTCCTTCCAGATCGCTATGTACCGACAATACCGCCGTGTGGCGTTTGAAGTCGGTCTGTCCTGGGGTGTGAAAGCTGTAAAACCCGACGCGATGGCAATTCTGCTCGGATAAGAGAATCCACCTGCCAGTCTCCCCAGGCATACGCCTGGGGAGTGACGGTGGGGAAGTGAGAGCTACATGGCTAATATATTGACTGAGAGCGAAGCTGCAAGCGTGCTGAGAGTTGACACAGACGATCAACGTATGTTGGATCTGCTACCCTTGGTAGACGGATTCATTAAGAATGCTACCGGATACGACTGGGCAAGCGACGCTACAGTTGAACCAACTGCTAAATCTGCTGCCAGGATGCTTTTGGTGATGTGGCATGAAAACCCTGCCATGATCGCCAGGGACGTTAGTTCTTTGAATTTTGGCTTGCAATCAGCACTGACTCAGTTAGAAGCCCTGGCATTGACATTTCGGTTTGTTGAGGGCGCTAGCAGTGCAGGATTCATTTCTCTACCAGGTGTTCTTGAGGGTGATACGGTATCATCTGTGACCGGAATTATCGGTGTTTCAGGTGATCAATCTGCCAGTTTTGAAACTGTTATCAGTGAAAACGGGTATATACAGCAACTAAGCAGCGATGACCTTTCTGATAAATGGTTCAGAGTGAAAATCACAAAGCCGAGTGAATTATGAGAATCGGTGAAAAGCCAACCAATCCGGGCGAGCTGAGGGTAGAGATCACCCTGTCTTCGCGTGAAACCACGCAAGATGCAGGCGGATTCTTCCAGGACGGCACTCCTACAACCATCACAGTGATGGCGAGGTGGATCAACAGCCACGGAAACGAGGCATGGACCGCAGCTGCAGCCGGAGCACTTGAACCGGCAACTGTTCTGATCAGATATCAATCAAGTATTGATCAAACATGGACGGTGACGAAGGGCTCCAAGATTTATGAGATCGTGTCGATCGATGATATTCAAGAGCGACATGAATACATGGAGCTGAAGGTTAAAAGGATCGCAAGCGGATGAGAGCAAAGCTGAGCACCAAGGGAATTGCTGAATACCTGGAGCAGATCGCGCAAAGAGGCGAAGATGTGGACGCTGCCTGTGCAGATGCGCTCCAAGCCGGCGGCGAAGCTGCCCTGGAAGGTATGCGAAGGCGGGTTGCAGTTGACACTGGCAACCTGAAAGAAAACCTGAGAGTATCCGAGGTTCAGCAAGACGGCAATTTTACATCCGTGGAAATAGGCCTGCTGGCAGGAACAGACGCGAAAATAGCGCGCTACGGCAATGCACAGGAGTTTGGATCTTCGAGCATGCCGGCACACCCGTATATCCGGCCTACTATGGCTGAGGATAAAAACAAAATTACTGCCGCCATGAAGAAAAGTTTGCAGGAAAAAGGATACGTTGAAGAATGAGCACAATCTATGAGCTGACTTACAACGCACTATCTGGGCTTGGCTATCCACTGGCTCCCACAGTTTGGGTTCCTTCCAGTGGGGATGAAAGACCAGATCTCTACCTGATCTACTTTGTGGTGACAGCTCCACCGGTGCAGCATGCTGACAACAGCGAAAAGCATCGGTCTTACCTTGTACAGGTAAACATCTTCTCAAGAGATGGATTGAACGACCTCCCCGATGTAAGGGGAGCAATGCTCGCAGCTGGCTTTACTGCTGGACCCTTGCGAGACCTACCATTCTCAACCGAGACAGAGCATTACGGTTTGAGCATGGATTTTTATTACTTAGAAACTACATAAGGAGTTAACTATGACCATAAATTCTGGTGAATACAAATCAGTTGTCGGTCTGGACAAGGTGTATTACGCAGAAGTGACTCAGGATGATTCATCTGGTTACGTTGCAGATACGCCTGCAGTGCTTGCCCCAGCAATGGAAGCTACTGCTGAACCAGCCACATCCCAGGAGACACAGTACGCGGATGACGCCCCGTTTGACGTGATGACGTCCGAGGGTGAAACAAAGATCACCCTGACTGCGACCAACATCCCGATCGAAGTACTGGCAGCCCTTTTGGGCAAAACATTTGACGCCACATCTGGCAGAATGTACGATGAAGGCTCAGGGGCAACCCCGCCTGACATGGCGCTTTCGTTCCGTGCGATGAAATCGAACGGATCCTACCGCTACTACCAGTATCTGAAGGGCAAATTCAGCACGCCCAAGGATGAAGCTGCAACCGTCGAGGATACTAAAACCCCGAAGCCTACCCAGATCGTTTACACAGCCGTCAATACGGTGTATGAATTTGATCTTGGATCTGAGAACGGCAGCGTGAAGCGCATCATAGGCGATGAAGATACAACCAACTTCAGCGGGGCCACCTGGTTCAACGCTGTACAGACGCCTTCCTACGTAGCCCCGAGTGCCCTGGCACTCAGCAGTTCAGTACCTACTGATGGCACAACTGGTATAAGCGTAAGCGCCAACCAGACCCTGACCTTCAATAACGCACTGAAGGATGACGCCATAGAAAGGATCATTCTACTGAAGGCATCTGATGGATCAGTTGTAGCCGGTTCAATAACCCTGGATGCAACACTGAAGATCATCACAATCGATCCGACCGCGAGCCTAACTGATGCTACGCCTTACATCATCACTTACTCGGTCGAGGACATCTACGGTCAGACCCTGAACGGCGCGATCAACTTCACAACCGCATAACAACCATCTTTCTTCTCCTTTCGAATCCCCTCTTCCGCTTCGTGGCAGGGAGAGGGGAGGAGGGGAGAAGAAACTGGAACATAAGGAGAAAAAAGATATGCCACCAACACCGATGGTTATCAGGCTATACGATGCCAACGACGAATACCAGGAGTTCACACGCAATTTTGTACCCTGGAAACTATTAAAACTTGCCATCAAGCTGTATCAGGGTATGAAAGACTTCGATGGAATCACTGACATGCCCGAAGAGATGATCGACAGCCTGGCAGCGCTGGTTGTAGAGGTATTTGGCAACCAGTTCTCGATCGAAGATCTGAACGAAAAAGCCGATGTAACTGAGATGATCACAGTGATCAATCAGATCGTGGCAAAGGCAAGCGGTGGGGTAAACCCTACCAATCCGGGACAAGCCCGGAAGTAACACAAATAACAGATGATCGCAGCCTGCTTGAGATCATACTGGATCTTGAAATAACAATGGTGAAGCATCTTGGATGGAGCTTGAGAGACATTGATGAAACGAGTGTAGAAAGCATACTGGATTTTATCAGGCGACTCAGCAAGACATCTGGAAAGCAACCAAATAGTGATAAACGCATGGCATACTGCGACGAGGTTAACTTTCTATGACAGATAACAAACTGACTTCATCCCTATCCCTCGACTCGACCGACTTTAAGACGCAAATCGCGTCGATCAATCGCGAGCTGCGCGTTATGGAGAGTGAGTTCAGAGCAAACGCGGCAGGACTTGGAGACTGGAGCAACGATGCATCCGGCCTTGAGGCGCGCATGAAGTCGCTCAACGGTCAAATAGATTTGCAGCAGAAGAAAGTAAACGCCTTGAGCGATGAATACGGGCGTGTCGCAGATGAAAAAGGCGAAAATTCAAAAGCCGCTCAAGAATTACAGATAAAACTGAATAAAGAAACTGAAACGCTCAACAAGATGGGCAATGAGTTAAATGAGAGCTTCTGGAAATTGCAGGGAATGGGCGAAGAAGCTGATAAAACTGGAAAAGACGTTGAGCAGCTCGGTGAATCAGAAAAGAAAGCTGAAAAAGATACCAAATCGCTCGGATCCGCGCTTGAAGGCTTGAAAAACGTGGCTGCTGGCGTTGGTAAAGCGGTTGCAGCTGTTGGGGCAGCTGCAGTTGGGGCTGTGGCTGGGCTGGCAACGATGGTTGTTTCCGCATCGGACGCAGCAGGGAAACTTGTGGACCTCTCCAACCAGACGGGAATATCCGTTGAGCAGCTGCAGGAAATGAAGTATGTGGGTGATCAGCTGGGCGTTCCATTGGAAACAATGGAAAAAAGCCTGACAAAACTCACGAAGAACATGGGGGATGCATCCGAAGGTACTGGCACGGCTGTTGATGCTTTTGAAAAGCTTGGTATTTCTGTAACTAACAGCGACGGCAGCCTGCGAGATGCACGCGTGGTATATCAAGAGGCGATCGATGCCCTTGGTGGTATGTCAAACGAAACAGAGCGCGACGCAGCTGCGATGGATCTGTTCGGTAAGTCTGCAATGGATCTGAATCCACTCATCAAAGCGGGTGCAGATGAGATCTCTGCCCTGACTGAAGAGGCGCATGAGATAGGCGCTGTGATGGATACTGAAGCCGTTGAAGGGCTTGAAAGCTTTGGCGACTCACTGGCCAGTATGAAAGCCGGCATCCAGGGCAACCTGGGTATGATCGCAAGCGCCATTATGCCAACCTTCCAGGGTATTGTTGACCTTGGGTCTGGTTATATGAAAGAGTTTGCCGGCATCATCTCAGGCTCTGAAGGTGATCTGTCTACAGCCGGTCCACAATTAGGCGATCTTTTGGGGCGCATCGTGAGCGATGTGGCGACAAAGATACCAAACTTACTGCAAGCTGGTCTGGCAGTGATAAAAGGATTGGTGCAGGCGATCGTTGACGCCATGCCTGAGATCATCCCTGCTGTTATACAGATCCTCAGCTCCCTGGTTGGATTTATAACAGAGATGGCTCCCATGCTGGTTGAAGCAGCCATACCCCTGATAACAGAAATTATGGCAGGAATCAGCGAGATGTTACCCATGCTGATCGAATCAGCTATCGCCATTATGGTTACCTTGATCGAAGGCCTAACCGAAGCATTACCGCAGCTGATCGATATGATAACCACCTTGATTCCAGCGATCATCGACACCCTGATATCCAATCTTCCGTTGCTCATTCCTGCAGCCCTGGAATTGATCATCGCCTTAGTAAACGGGCTGATCGCTGCTGTTCCCACATTAGTGGCCTATGTGCCAGAAATGGTTGTGGCTATTTTTGACGCATTCATTACTGCACTGCCTATGATCGCAGACGCAGCCGTCGAGCTGATCGTCACCCTGGTGACCGGCATCGTAGATATGCTGCCTCAGCTGGCAACAGCCGCACAGGATATTATCGACGCACTGGTTGATGGAATCGAGGGGCTGGCAACTAGTCTTTGGGAGGCTGGCAAGAATATCGTCAACGGTGTTTGGGACGGCATCTCAGGCGCTTACGAGGATTTCAAGAGCAAGGTCAGCGGGTTCTTCTCGGGGATCGTTGGCGCGGTCAAAGATGCGCTGGGTATCAAATCTCCCAGTACTGTCTTTGCTGGTATTGGCCAGAATATGGCACTTGGTCTTGGCTTTGGTTTTATGGACTCACTTGGAAATGTTGAGCGGGATATTGCCAGTGCGGTTAGGTCCCTGGCACCTTCTGTCAGCGGCAGCCTGGCATTAAGCGGGGCAGCCAGCGGCGCAGCTTCAGGTCCGATCAATATCACAGTACAGGCGGGCGGATATTCCAACATGGACCTTGATATTCTGGCAAGAACTCTGGTAAGAAAAATTGAAAGGGCACGAAGATGAGTATTACGCTTAAATTAATTGACGATGCAGCAACTGAAGTTGATCTCAATGGATCAGGCGTGACGCTGCTGGACGGGTATTATCCAGAAGTAAGCATCGATCTCACGCAAAAGATAGGGGATTCATTTGAAGTGGTAATCGCCGGCACGTCCAGCGAAATAAACGATGCAGTGCGGGAGATCAACCGCTGCTTTCAATATGCCGCGGAAAACAGTGTGGGCGCGCTTGGTATGTGGCTGAACTTTGCCATAGACGGCGGGTCTGCGTGGCGCTCGCGTGTGTACCGCGGCATAATCACCTACAACAGCAAATTAGATTTTTATTATCGCAGGGGAAAACTGAGAGCAACGATCTTCATCGAACGCGATCCGTTCTGGGAAGGACCGGAGACACAGATACCACTAACCAATCCGAATGGAAAAGACAACATAACTGGGCTAAATGTGTATAACAGCAACGAATTAGTTGGTATATCGCCAGACAATAAGGCTAATTACGTGCAAATAGCCGCTGACGACATTGTCGGAGATTTGTCTGCACCCTGCCGGCTTGAAATGGTTAATAATTATAATGATGCGGACAGGCTGTGGGATGTGTTTATATCTCACAATGTGAGGGCAACTCCGGAAAGTTTCAACCATTGGCTGGAGGGAGAAGACGCGGCAGATGGTGGCACCAAAACATCCAGCGCGTTAGCAAGCGGGAATTATTATCAAGCATTCACATCAACCGGAGACACGCAGTCCAGAGCTGGCTACTGGACATTGAACTCAGCTTTTTTGGGCTATGCCAAGTCGCGCTGGTTCAAGCTATTGGCTAGATTCATGTCCGACCCTGATGGTATTAGAGTTCAGACTAAAATTATGGTTCCAAGCGGCACGCCATTAACAGTAGTGGAAAGCAGCCAGGAAGTACTTTTGACATCGAGCCAATTACAAGAGATAGGCGAGCTGCAGATCCCGCCCTGGCTGATGAATTCAACAGCTTTACAGGCGGTAGATTTATGTCTGTATGCACAAAAAACCGGTGGGTGGACGATCAACCTGGACTATATCCAGCTATGCCCAGTAGATTCTTATCGAAAGTTACATCCCATTGGATATGGAACATCCTATGAAGATAGGCTAATCGATGACGGAATTAATGACCAGATTTATACAGACGATGGCTCTGGGTTAGACAAAACAGGCCACTATATAGCCACAGGAAATAGATTATTATTGGTACCTAACAAGGTGCAGCGTATATACTTCGTCCAAACAGGCTCGAGCGGCGATACAGACATTTCTCGGGTTCTGAGCGTAAAGGCGCATTACAGACCGCGGAGGATCAGTTTATGAGTGACTTTATTGTTAACATAAAAGATCGGTCCTTTAGTGATTATCTAATCTTACCACCCGTAAAACTGACACCTGAGCGTTATTCGTTTGCTGCAATTGGCGGTCCAAAGTCAGCTGTGATCCAGATGGAATCGAGTGAGCAGAGAGCGATCTGGGAAACACTGGAGTGGCTGCGCTGCCCGATAGAGATCATTGACGATCGCCAGAGAACGGTCTGGTGGGGATATATCAGTGAGATTGAGATCAGAGTGGGCGCGCTGACCGTGCGTGTAAGCCTGGCTAACATGTTTAACAAGGTACGCGTGCTCTACGATGAAACTGCTTCAGCGTGGGTTGATAATGATGAGTCTGTCGCTACATACGGAACGAAAGAACTGGTACTGACTCTCTCGGACGCCTCTGCAGATCTAGCAGATGCGTTAGCAGCTGCGCAGTTGGCAGCTTCCTGTTATCCAGTGCCAGAGATCTCATTTGGTGACCCACAAACCGGATACAGCGGAACGCTTGTCTGCGCAGGATGGTTTGAGACACTGGATTGGTCATATTTTTCAGAAGTGACCGGCACGGCGATCGACACCGCTACTCAGATCTCCAACATTGCAACCGATTGCGGGGAATTCATTGATTCTATCGACCTGCAGGTTGCATCTGGAATCACCTCAGACCCATACCGCGAAGGGGATAATACTGCAAAGTATGAGATCGTGGCGCTGCTAGAGTCTGGTACGAGCAATGGATTGCGTTTGCTAGCAGCTGTGAACAAGGTAAGAGAACTGAGCGTATGGGAAGAACCTGAAGCAGATCCTGATCAACCTGATATTTATATTACGGCAGACGGAAGGGTCTATAACGAATGGGGCGATCCTTACTACGCCAGTGTATGCCCTGTTGGCATCTGGGCAAGACTCAAAGATGTGATTCCTGGTTCGCTTGATCTGAGCATTATGGCAGACCCAACCATGCTATTTATTGAAGAAGCGGAATATGTAGTAGAAAACAAACGTTACTACCCGACAGC